GCACCAGTTGCTGCTACAATACCAGCTTTTATAAAGTTAGCACCGGTGAGCGCATCTTGTGGTACTGCTAATTGTGCCATGATCCCTTGTGCCGTGCTAACTACTGCTTGTGCGATACCTACTGCTTTGTTAATGTTAAATGCTTTCTTAGCGTTCTTTTCATCGTCCTTAGCAAATGCGTTAGCAAGTTCCCCAATAGCACCTAATGAATCGTGAGCAATGGTTAAGTTAGCATCAGCCACTGCAATAGCATTGGCTCTTTTATCAGTAGACGATTTATCGTCAATCACTTTTTGACGTGCTGCACTTTCTGACATTTGCTTTTCTATTTCTTCATTGGTCAGTTTTTTTATTTCAATTTCTTTTACTGATTGAAGTTTAAGTTGTGCAATTTCGCCATCAAATGATTCTAATTTAAATACGTCAAATTTTTCTCGTATTTCTTTTTCTTTTTTAAGTTCAAGCTCATTAAGTAAATCTATTATTTTTTGTTTTTGTTTACCTTGTGCTTTTGTATCCTCTCGTTGTCTTCTGAATGTATCACGATTGATCTCAAGTTCTTTTTCCAGACCCTCGTCCATTAATTCATTTTCAAGGTCTTCAATTCTTCTTGCAGCGTTTAATCTGCCTCGTAAATAGTCTTTGTAATTGTCTAGCTTTTCTTGATTGGTTTGAGCTTCCTCTTCAATAGATTCTTTCTGCAAGTTTTGCTCAAATTCTTTTTGCCTTGTGTTTATTTCTACTATGCCTTGAAAATTATCCTCTTGTAATTGCTTTTGTAATTTGTTTGTAAATTGTACTGATATTTGAAATTCTTTTTTTGCTGCTGCAATTCTTTCTTTAGATTTAAAAAATGTTTTATCAAGCTCATCTTCAAATTGCTTTTGCATCCTTTTTTGTTGCTTTAAGGCATCTTGAATTGCTGTTTCCTGGTTACTTCTGACAGCTTCTCGTTCCCTTTCAAAACCAGCTATTCGTTCTGCTACAATTTTTTTATCAATAGCAGCAATCTCTTCTTTACTTGTTGCCAAATCTCTGTCAAGCTGCAATTCTTTAATGCGATTTTCAGCATACCGGCCTTCGAGTTTTAATTGATTTTTTCTGTCTTCAATTTGTTTTTTAGTCGCATCTATTTGATTGAGCTGAGCTTCGTAGTCTTCTTTCCTTGCATCTGCACTGGAATTGAATGCAGCAGCTAACGTACCAACAACGGCGATTAAGGCAACCACTCCAGCAATAACCAGCCCAATAGGATTGTTTTTTAAAGCCAGATTCCAGAGCTTTGTAGCTTTTGTTGCTAGACCAGCGCTCCGGCTATATTCTAAAACGCCAGCAACTCCTTGTTGAATGGCTAAAGCTGATTGAACTTTGAGTAATGATTTTTCGAGTGCTTCGGATTCACCGCCGACTAATGCCATTGACCCTTGAACAACTGCAAACCCACTTGTAACACCCCCGATTGCTGTACCTAACTTTTGACTAAATGTTTGTGCGGCTTGATCAACTACTCTGTCGGTTTCAATTTGTACCTTTCGATATTGAGCAACTTTATTTAAAAGATCTTGGTACTCTTGAGACGTTGTATCTCCAGCAAGAGCAAGTTCATACATTCTGTCCTCTGCTTCGCCTAATCTAGTAGTCAACGGCTCAACGCCCTGAAACACATCCTCAAATTTAGCATCTAAATTTTGAGCACTATCTGCTGTTTTTTTAACACCATTTGACAGCGTTTCAAATTGTTTTGCTGCCTCATCAACTCCTTTTGTTTTTGCTTCTAAGGTAGCTACTTGTTTAATTTCTGCCATTGTTTATAGTTTTTGAGGTGTTCTGAATTTGTTTTTTTTAGTATTGACATGCGTTTTTTTTGCTTGTAAATTCCTTTTATTCCTTTCTCATAATTGTATAAGCCCTTTGCTATTTGTACGTCATGACTACCTTCGTAGAAGTCATCTAATTGTAGTAAATCTATTATATGTTTAAGCATCTTGTTGTATGAATATTTGATTGGCCGCAGTTGTTCCATTACTGAATGTGTATGTTACGACTAAAATAATAACCGTAGCTCCGCCTCCTTCTGTTCTTAATTGTTTTGTTGCAATACTGCCAGCATTCTCATCTGTTATATCATCTGTTCCGTCTTCTGTAACAATTAAATCAGTAGCTCCATTGACTGGTAGGCAGACTCTTGTCCTTCCTTCTGCAGTAAAAGTACTAGGTGTGATAGTAACTCCAGCAGTCGTTGTTGTTACCGTAGCACTAACTGCATTGTTTGGGAACAATATATCTATGTTTAAACATTGTGCACTATTATCCGGGACTATTACCTCTGGTACTATGCCACCATCTGCAATAAGCTCTCTGAAATCATTGATAAGCACCAGATCAACATCGCCAGTATTTAAGTTGGACTTCATGCTGTCAATCATGTAACGCTTGTCTCTTATAATCACTCTGTCATTTAATTCAAGACCGGTTAATAAGCTTATAGGCAGATTCGTCTTGACATTAGTTCTTCTGTTTTTAAGGTTGTATAAATTACTTAAATATTGGGCGTAATAAATTGCGTATAAAGTATTTGGTATTGGCTCCAATAAAAATGTGCTATTATCAGCATTAAAGTTTAATGTAAAATCCGTAGTGCCTAAACGCAGATCTTGTCCGAAAGGTATATATGTATTCATATTAGTTACACTGCCACCCTCGTTTAATCTCCATTGTGCGCTTGTGGTATCGTAGGCATACATGATCAATGGTTTGGCTATGTATGTTTGAATGTCGGTATTTAATCTTTTACCAACTTGCAAATCAGTATCGGTAAACTTGTGCATCATCATGTTTTCAAACGGCAAATCTATTTTATATTCGCCCCCATCGTAATCAAATTTATTACTGACATTACCATAATTACGACCATTTGATAGCTCTCTAAATGCTTCGTTTGTTGCACATTCACTTTCCTGATAATTAAAACTAATATTTTTAAATAATTTAACTCGATCAAGGTTGATGCTTTTTATGTCTGTAAATTCTGTGATGTCTACAATAGCTCCTTTTTGATACCAGTCATCCAATGGCTCAATTTGATAAACGTCTTTAGAAGTGCCGTAGCACGTTAAATTAAACATCTGTAGAATACCTTTAAAAAAGTCAACTACTTTTATATCTGGCAGATAGTTTAATACACTAAAAGTTGCCGTAGTTGAAAACGTACTGCTACTTGTATATGTGTTAGCAACAAGTGTAACTCCAGTTGAAACGTATACTGCTGCTTGTAAATATTTAACCTCAAAATTAAATGTAAGTGCATTTAACGCTCTGACATAAAACGAATATTGATTGCTAAGTATTGAGTCATTACTGACATTAACTATTTGTATATTACTATTTCCTTCACGAAAAAAGCTTTGCGATAATTCACCATTTAAATAAACATCAATATAATATCCTATCGTTGCATTACTAACATTACTAACTGCAAACTGAATGCTATGCCTTGCATTAGATATTGTGCCACCACTTGGAGTTAAGCTTGGAAACATCACAGTTGGCTCTGTGTTGCTTATTGTTAACGTGTGATTTGCTTGATCAAAAAAGTGACTTGCTTCTGCTACTGGATTTGTGTTGTTTGCTCCAGTTACTAAATTTTCTTGTTGTGCTATTTGCGAAGCTGTTGTGTACAAAAATGCTTCTGAATTTTGGCAATACAAAAATGCCCTTCTGAATCTGTCATTGTTTAAAAACAAACCATTGAACGTAATGCTGTAATGACTTTGAATTGCATTGAATATTTGATACACTGCTATTGCTGGGAACAACTCTGTGTATGCTATTGAGCCACTACCGGTGTGACTTATATCTGTACTTGCACCATCACCATAGGTTACGTTTCTGCCAACTATTAAAGGAAAGCGAATTGGGTACTCTGTTGCATCGTCTGTTATTCTTTGGCTAACCGTAGAACTGGAATAATTAAAATCTGTTGTATTTAAGGTTGTTATATCTACAAGCTTGGATTCGCCAAACGTATCTTTTAAACTTGCTACATCTCCATAGAATGTGATTTGATAAGAATATGGCTCATTGTTTTGCACTTCCGTTTTTTCAAGGCTTATTTTACCTCGTCTAAATGTAGTTAAATCAATCTCAATGAAAGCCGCTCTCCGTATATTTTGGTCTATAGTTGGTGTTATGTCATTCTGATAAAAATGCTCAAATACTTTATTATTGTTTGGTGTAGCCGGAACGGTAAACGATTGACTAAAGTCAGCAAAAACGGCAGCAAGATCCTGAACGTTCTGTTGAATTGATGTAACATTTATTTGCTCATCTTTAAATAAATCTAATTTGACACCCTCTATGTAAACAGAAACTCCCCTCATTATGTTACGTTGTTTATAAGATCAAAGGCAAAATCAAAGTCAAGTGTGTAATTCATCGTGCCGTCATTCAATCCAGTTTGCTTTTTTAAAGACGATGTTTTAACCTTAGCTGGAAAGGCATTTTGGTTAGTGTCATAATCTAAAATAGTGACATGTTCGCTTAACATTAGCTGCTCAATGTATTCAGCATATCCATCGTTTACAAATCCACTGTTTAAAGTAATTGATTCGTTACCAGTCTTATTGAATTGCTTGATCTGTCCGCCATCGCTAGTTGGACTGTATGGCAGGGTTTGAGGGTTGAATTTGAATTCTTTACTTTTTATCGATGTTGTTCTTTTATTTACCTTCATGAAAAACATTCGTGACCAACTGCCATGTTTGTTTACAAAATCTAAAACAATAGGACTGTATTTTGGCTCGCATACTGGTTTGAATGTAGCTGTCCAAACAACCGCCGCACTTGTATTGATCATTTCGACTTTATTCCCATCTGCAAGATTGCCGGTATACACTCTGCCAAATACTTTAACTCCAGCAGCACTAATGGTGTAAATTTGCGTTGATCCAGTTCTTAAATTGGTGTACTTAATTTTTTCTCCAACAGCAAGTTCAGCATCAAAACTTCCAGCAAGTGCATTTCTTTGCGTTGTGCTGAATGAACTATCATAATGGTACAGATATGTTCCCTCTTCTAAAAGAACGTCTGAGGTGGTCGCATTAAATCCTTCTGTGTATTTTGAATATCCATTCATGAATTGACCAGTTTCCGTACCAGCAGATGACTCCACTCCCCCGATTGTTTTGAATTTTTCTATGTGATAATTAACGACATAGTTTGTGCTTGTTGCTGTGTCAAAGAAATTTGCGGTGTCATAGTCATATCCCCCCATTGTAAAATATTCGCGAACGTAAGGTGATATATTGTAATACGTCTTGACATTGTTGGATGCTGGTATAAGCTTGTCTAACGTATATTGAGGGCTAGCTGGTTGGCTTCCAGTTGTCCATAAATACAACTTTACTTTGCTAGCCGTTTGTGTTGCAACTGAAATTTCGACTATGTATGGCGATCTTGCTAAATTCATTTGTTAAATTCTTTAAAACTGTTATCGGTTATTTGACTATATAGATTTGCCAGATCCAGACCGAATTTTTCGAGCAGTTCTGGTGGTAATCTTTTAAAATGCTTTTCAAACGGCTTAGTGAAAAACATACTTGGTTTAATTCCATCCTTGAATACGCTTCTTGCTATTAAAAATGTCAAAGTCTTTCTTTTTATAAACCTTCCTTTTTTACCTCTGATTTGAGAGCTGAATCCACCTTTTTGTACAACCCACTTGTCGAATGCTGAGGGTGGCGGCATACCCTTTAAGCTACCGGCACCACCTCTGCGAGTATATCTGTAACCACTTAGACTCTTTCCGCTTTCAACTCCCTTAACACCTCTGTCTTGAAATATTCCGTAATTAGCCATTTCAAAGTTGATCTCAATGCTGTTTTTGGATTCCTTAACCTTAGCTCGTATGCTATTCTGCAAAGTACCAGACGTGTTTTTTTTACCTAAGTTTTTTTTAGCCTCGTTAATGACATTATTTTTGAAGTCATTTAATACATCTTGTATGCTGTCCATTTGATCCATTAGCAGATAGTCATGTCATTGCCGATTAATACATCACAGCTCATCGTAAACCCCCCGAGCTTGTTTTCAAACCTTTCTGTAAATGGCTCACAGCTGGGGTTACCATCTATTTGAAATTTATCTGAATACAATGTGCCTCTTCGTAACAGCTCATAACATCTGTTAAGCACTAATAACTGTGTATTAAGTACCCATAACTCGTTATCGTTCCCATCGAACTTGTTAGCACTTTCTTTTTTTGATATGTCAGTAATATCCATTGCTAAGATTGATATGTTAAAACGTATGACGTTTTCCTCAAATGTTACGTTATTTACAATGAGGTGCACTAGTGGGAAAATAGTCTGCTTGTCCAGATCAACGTCAAAGATATCGCCTTGCGTAACGGTATTTACTATTGGATCCGCTTCAAAATGTGCTTTTAATTTATCTATAATATCAAAATAATTCATCGTCTCATTTGTTGTTTAATTTCGTTTGCTTCAATTTGGTTTTTTTGTTTTTCAAAGGTGAGATAGGTGAGGCATTTAGTAAGTCTGTATTTTGCAATTTCGTCAAACTTGGTAATATCTCCTGAAGCAAGTGCATAGAAGCTATTGTACCATCCCCATTGCTTGGTGAAATTTTGGCGTTCGCTATATTGCTGGAACTTATCATCGTCTTCAATTCTTTCTGTAAATAGTTGATTGTAAGACTGAGTAATTCGTTGCCTAAAGTCAAAAAAAAAAGAGAACTGCTGATCGCTACATCTAATGGTGCAAACTTCATTAAATCTTGCATGTCCTCATTTGGCTCATAATCTCTAATCGAATAATTGTACCCATTCTTGTCGGTGATAGGTCGGTACATGACCGCCATAGCCTTGTGATAATTTTTCCAGTTCTGCAGATGGTTTTCAAGGTCTACGTATTCACCAAAAGTAATCTCATCTAGTTTGGGTATGAAGCCGAACTGAATGTTTTTGATTTTGAATTGTCTGATTAACTTGGGTTTTTCATTAAACACTCTAGTAAAATGCACAATTAAATCATTCAAATCCTTCATTTTAATTTTTCTAGTTTCTGATAATTTAATGCCGCAAAATATTTGGATCATTTTTTGAGCAATAAATTCGTCATCGTTTGATGCTTCTTTCATCTCAATAAACTCTTGGTATCTGCTTAATGGAATCTCACTTAGCGAAGTAGGAAGTAATAAATCTATGTTCATCTTGTTTATATAACCTTTAAATAATAATTATGTAGTAACCTATATTATAGAATATTTGCCGTAGCTTTTATTTAAGCCAAGCGTTTCAATCTCATGGTACCGGATCGCATCCAACGCATGATTGTACTCTCCAATAGGTTTGTTTAGTTTTTTTCCGCTTTTATCCGAGTCCCAGCAATAGGATCTAAGCTCCTTAATTAAATTAGTGCTGTCTTTCGTTACCAGATAATCTTGCCTCTGCATAACGTCTATGCCATAACTAATACTGTCCTTTCCTTTTGCCGCTCCCTTAATCAATACACCATTTTTTCCTCTTCTGATCTCTTCAATACTTTTTGGCTCAGCACTATCTGCAAATATAGGAATGCCAGTAGGTAGGATTTTAGCAATATCACTGTTGACCATTTTAGTTTGGTATGCCAATTCATTTAATATCCTTTGATCATTGTATTTGTAAATCTCTATTATTGCCGTAGGGTCAGCACTATAACCGAAATCCAGACCAATGCCAATCAATCTTGCTTCACTCGGTATTTTATCAATGATCTTATAGTTAGTAAAAACCGCTCCTTGTAATTGACCTATATGCCCTTCGCCATAAACACGCCACCAGTTCGCCCAATAGGTACTTGTCTTTCCTTTTAAGCGATTCTTTTCAATCTGTTGGACGATACCATCGTCAAGTCCTTCATTGTCTTTGTAGGTCAAAATAATGAAATCAGCATCCGGATCATTTTTTAGTTCGGTATGCACCCAGAATTCGTTGCTTGGGTTGTAGTCAAGGTAAACCTCTTTCTTTGTTCTTATTGAAAGCTCATTATAAGAATCAAAAGTAATATTGTTGCACTCGTTGATATACAAAATGTCCCTTCTCGCCCCTCTCAATTTGCTGGAGTCATCGGCACTAAAAAATTCGATAAAGCTGCCATTAGCGAATGTGTACTGCGATCTGCTTTTATTAAAGCGGTCATCCATAAATCGGTTGGTGGTCTTCATGATTTTTAGGAAGTCTTTTAGGGCTCCCCTTCTTAAATGCGGATGACTCTCTGCTACAACTGAAATCTCCAGACCGGGAAGTAAACAAGCCTTGTTGATCAATATAGGCAGAATGCCAAATGTCTTTCCGGCAGATGTACCGCCTTGAATAATTTTGATTCTCTTTTTTAGAGCCAGTATTTTATTTATCGCCGTTGTCCTCTTTAACATCTGGAAATAGTGGTTGCTCTATATTTGTTTGCTCAATCTGTTGGAGAGGTTGTCCGTATGCTGAATCAAGCAATTTTTGGTATGCTTGCGTATCTCCCTCTCTAGCCTTTTTGATTAATGCCAATGTCATTAAGTCCTCTTGGCTCATCTTTTCAACTTCATTCGTTAAAGGGTTCTTTAGCTTCTGTTCGATCTCTAGCCATTTCTTAGCAATAGTGCTTCTGTTTTTACTGCCTACTGGTCTGCCTTTTGGGTTACCGCTCTTTCCCTTTTCAAAGGGTATTAAATTATCTTTACTTGCCATTTTAAACTCCTTTTATTGGTACGTTGATAATTGGGTTGATGTCAAAGCTTTTTTCTTTACCGGAACTTTTATTGCTTTTATCAAACCTCACAATTTTCCTGCCCCATTTTTTTTGCAGTTTTTTATTTTGCTCTATTTCTTTTGCGACATTTCGATAGTCAGCACAGCCCCCAATTATTGTAGCTTGTTCACATACGTAATGGTACATGTTCATTCGGATATTTTTTCTGTATGCATTTAACACTTGTAACGTCATGTCATAGTCTTCCTTTAAATATATTTGCTCGTCATATCTTAAGTCGTTATTTATATGAGCTTGAAATGGTCCGCCAATGTATTGACATGTTCCAAAAGGTGTGTATTCTCTGTATGCCCCTTTGTCGGCTAAACAATTTAGTCCCCAGTAGACAACGTTTAAATCTTGTGCAAGTTGCATGCCTTCCTGAATCATGTTATATACTTCTTGCTCATTTAATCGTACAGACTTGTTACCATTCCATCTGCCAAAATATTTTATATCATCGTCTATCGTTACTATGTTTTTTTCTGGAGAATTATCTAAAATATAATTCCAAACTCTTGCCAAATTTCCTTGCACTTCGTTAGGTATTACCCAAATCTGATCATGAATTTTTTTATATTTTTCCGCCTCTTGCTCCATGACTACGTATGTAATGTCTTTAAGATATTTATGCGTTTTACATATGTTAGCTCTTTTATATGAAGCACAATAAATTTTATACATTTCTAATAAGTTTAAGTATGCGTACCTCTCGATGCAGATCAATAGAATCTTTTAGAGAATAATTGCTAAATATTTTGATTATATCGCTATCATTGAAATCGTTATAATGAAATTTATTATAATGAGTTGTTTTTTTACTGGGGTAACTTATAAAAATGGTTTGAATATTACATCTTTCGCAAAGATCATTTATTATTTTTGGGTTTTTTAAATGTTCAACTGTTTCAATACACACCAATACGTTATAAATTTCATTAAATTTTTCTATGCTATTTTGTTCAAACTGGCATTTGTGATTTTCAAAATATTTTTTTGCCCAATTTATTGCTTCTTTATTAATATCAACACCCTTAATATATTCCACATCTGGGTTTCTACCTATCAAATTTGTTCCATAACCGCATCCAGAGCTAATATCAAGCACCTTGCCATAACACCATTGTCGAATCATTGCATATCTTTCTATATGTCTTCGGTTGAGAATATCAATCTCAATGTCATTTAATTGATCTAAAGTGATCATGATTCTTTCCCTTACTTTTGACTTCATTTTATCGAATTAAAATATTTACTACCATTAACAACTCTGCCAATTCCTTTGCTCCATGCCTTGCCGTTTGCTCTTTTAGAGTGTACTGACTTCAATTCAAAGTGAGTTTGAGCTTGTAACCAGTCAATATCATTATCAAAAAATAAAACCACGTAATTGTTAGCTTCGTTTAATTGCTCGCTAAATTCGATTTGCGGTGTGATCTCTTCATCCTTGTCCAATATACCCGGCACTTCTAGTCCCCAGTTCTCAAGCTCATTAGCATCAAAGCTATTCGCTAAAGCATCCCAGTCCCATTCTCCAAAGCCTACATTGTCCTTTATAACGAACTCTCTCTGTTGTTCCTCTGTTAATTGATCTGCTTTAATTATAGCGACCTCTGTCAATCCAGCTTTTTGACATGCCCTTAATCTCATGTTTCCGCCTAAGACCATATTGTTTTTGTCTACTACAATAGGACGTATGTCCAGCATCTCTGGGAAGTCCTTAATTGACTGCACCAGCTTCTTAAATTTATCGTCCTTTATTACTCTGGGATTTTCCGGATTAGCTTTTATTTTGCTGATCTTGATTTTTTCCGTCTTCATTCTTTATACTTATGTGGTTTATATTCTTGTAAATAACTTCGACATCAACACCAGAGTCCAGAAATCTTTGTTCTATTTCTTTGATCCTTTTTTTGTGCCTTATTGGGTGTCCAGTTATTGTGATCATTAATCTTGGTATGTTTCAAACAACCGTTTCATTTTACTCAAATAATCACGCATGCAGCTGGGACAGTGAGTGCTAACTTTGCCACGTACTCTGAATACTCTCTTGTAGATAGCTATAAATTCATTCTGCTCTGATTGTTTCATGACATTACGCTGTTCGCTATACCAATTTTCTAGCCACTTGTGTTCGTCTTCCGTTAAACATTCTGGCTCTGTGAATCTTGCAAACATCTCATTGAGCTTTTCTTTACGCTGATCGCATCCGCAGTCTTCGCCCATGACAAATTTTGCAACCTTGTCAACTCCAGTTTTCTTCAATACCTTTTCGACCTTGTCACCTATTCCTTCATTCACCGATTTTTTAGGTGTTCTTTTTTTCCTTGTTTTTTTCTCTGCCATTTTATTTGATTTGCTTTTTCTTTTGTTTATTTATATAATCAGCATACTCATCCCCAAGCTCCGTTCGTAATTTGTCCTTACATCTTTTGAGGGTATAAAAGATAGTTCTTGTGCTGATCTTAGTGCCATCTGCAATACTGCGCATGCTTATGCTTTCTGTTCTGTACTCATCACATATACCAGTGTATAATTTGAACAGCTCTCTGTCGAAATAACTCCATGAGCTAATATGCTCTTTTATCTGTAATTCAAATTCTCTGCTTGTATCACCTTCATAATAATCATAATTAACAGCCAACTGCACCTCATCCATGTTTACTTTCTGGATCTTATTCTTTTCATTTTGGTAATTGACAAAGATATTTTTAAGTACATAATACAAATAACCCATATTTAGCTCTCCGTTTTTGAATACTTTGTCCTCCGTTGCATACTTCATTAGCTTGATGTAGAACTCTTGCACAATATCCTTAGCATAAAAATACTCGCCCTTTTTATATATGATTTTTAAGAATTCGGCTTCCTTTTCTTGCACTTTTTTAATCCATTCCATTGCTTAGAATCTAATCAAATGTAGTAATTTTTTTTGTTATCTGTATAACATTAGTATTTTTCTAAATATAAGGCAATAAAAAAGGGCACGCTACTAAACATGCCCTCTCAGATAATAATCTAAATCAAAAAATACCTTAAGCTCCGCTAATATACAAAACTAAAATGGTATATCGTCATTTTTTTGTGCTTTTTTTATTCTTTGGTCTTCTTTTATTCCGCCTTGCTCTACGTCTTTTGTGCTATCTTGAAATGCAGCGCTAAAATATTTGACGTTATTTTTACTCGTGTTAATCCAGAGTGCTATTTCTTTATACTGTCCATCTATTAAAGCAGATCCTTTGTAATCTGGTTGGCAGTCTTTCTCCTTGAAATTGTTTTTGAATATCTTTCCGGTGTTTTCCTTGTGTTCCATTTATTTACTTTTTAAAAATTTAACTATTTGTTGATCTAATTTGTCCGACTCATCCAGACCTTCTGCAATTTTCCTCCAATGCAAGTGCAAAATCATTCTAATAAAAGCACCAGTTTTCATGCTGGGGTAGAACTTTTTGATCGTTACCCTCATCAATTCCCTTTCCGCTTTCGTTATCCTTACATTTAGTTGTTCTGTGAGTTTATCACTCTCTATTATTTGTTTATTCATGTCTTATGTTTTGTGATCCATCTATGTATGCCATATCATTTTCTGGTACGCTTATTTCTTTTACGCACTCCTCGTAATACTCTCTGCACTCATCTATTCGATTATATATCTTTTTTATGGTCTCCTCGTCATAATGCACCTCGTATACTTTAAGCCGTTTGATCTTTGGAATGTGATCAACAATGTGCTTCTTTTCGACATCTGCTCTTAGCTCTTCGTTCTCATCTATTAAAAATGCATTGTAGTGAGCTCTCCGTACTTCGTCCTCAACCATGTGAAAAGGAGTATTGAGCAGACAATAACAAAGATATGCAGTTTTTTTACCGGTCAGCTCCATATATCCTTGTAACTGATAGTAATATGATTTGTTTGGTATCTCCTTTTCAAACCATGGGTAGGTAGTCGCATCAAAACTGCTTTTAATATCCAATAAGCAACTGTCTGTGTTCACATCTGGAATGCCGCTGAGATAATCGTTTCTGTACCTCTCTTCATTCTTAATCAAAAACCCCTTGTCCATCAATTCAGCCGCTAACTGGATGCCTTCATTTTCAACTAAGTTACCTTTGTCAGTATATTTACTTGTAAAATCTTTCCGGATTCCATAGATGTTTTCCAGAGCCAACTCTTGTATGTATTTCTTAGTACCCTTACTTAGGGTTTCTGTTTTACTTCTTGCATTGGTCATTATGTTACCAATAGCAGAACATCTTATTCTTAATGGATCAAATTTTAACATAATGTAATTGATTTTAATTGTTCTTCAGTTAATTCAAATTTGCTCCTTAACTCTTCATGAGTATATTTATTCTCTGATATAAGCAACAAAGCTTCTTCAAACCGCTCCTCGCTTAATCTTGGTTTTTTCTTTGGCTTTGACTTCTGCTGATTAATCGCATTTGCAACCTCATCAAAACTTGCAACCGATACATCTATGCCTATTCCCAGATTAGCCAATGCTCGTCCCCATGCAGATGTCTCGCAATTCTCAACGTAACTGGTCTTATTGATAAATGTACTTCCTTTGATCTCTTCTGCCAAACCATTCGCCCGCACTCTTCCTTTGTCATCTTTTATAGATGCTTTAATAGTAACAGAGTTCTCTGTTTTCTGGATCACCTCAGATTCTAGACTCCAGTCTTTGTAGTTCTGTCTGAAATAACGCAACCGCTCATTGACCTCAACGTACTGCTTCCCCTTGATGTTTATTGATTTTAATTCCTTCATAATATGTATTTAATTGATTATTGTATAACAAATATACACATTATTTTTGTAAATCATTCGCTTTTTTCTTGTAAATCTCAATGATCTCTCGCAACTCATCCCTCGTAAACTTTCTAATTGTATGAGCTTGTTCGTGTAATAGGAATAATTTATCCGTTCCAATTCTCTGTGCGATTCCTATTTGGTACTCTAATAGATTGCCGTGTAAGTCTCTGTTACAGCGAACGCATTGACCATGCACATTGTCCTCATTAAACGTGAGTATTTTATGCCCCCCAGAGCTAAAATAATGCCCAGCATCGAATTTTGCAGTAAGTTTTTTATGACAGCTAATACAATTTTGATCCGCATCCCGGAGTCGAATGTATGTATTGAAATATCTTTGAGCTTTTTTGGTTAAACTTTGGACAGTTTCCAATTCTGTTTTTAGTTTTTTTTTCTCTTTTCTCCAATTACTTTTCTTTGCAGACGTAACCCACGCTTTAACGCACTCTGGTTTGAAGCAATACTTTTGATTGAAATGCTTTGGCTCGAATTTTTCTCTGCAATTTTTACATCTTGGCACTAAAAACGCTCTTTTTTAATTCTTAAATCTGTTCTAAGCTTATGGTTTTGTTGTTTTAAGTCGTGTATTATTATTTGATTTCTGAGGTTTACCTTGCATTCAATGATTAAATTTTCCTCTAATTGAGCAAACACGCTTTGAAATTGAGCTATGTCCTCAGCGCTTTCCAGCATACTATCTATTATGTCTTTTCTTTCTGGGTGTTTCTTCTGTATCTCTTCAATACTATTTGTCATTTTTATTATTAATGTCTGCAGATTGATCTTTGCTTTTAGTATTTCTAGGCTGTCCATTATTTTTTTTTGTTAAAATTATCCAATAAACAAAAATTGACATGAGGTTTTCTAGCTTGATCATCGCAAATATCAATCGGCCTTCCTTGTGCTTCTTCTTTTGTTTTAATTATTTCTACATTTTTTAAATTGTACCGTTGAATAAAATGGTCATATTTACCACCTTGACTGGCAGTTAAAATTAAATTATTTGGAATTTGATTTAACCTTTTTACCCAATAATTAACACTTTTGGTATAGGCCCAAAATTCAATTTTTGGATTGTCCTTGCATATTTGTAACCATAAATCAAAATATTTTTGACTATAAAAATCCCCCGACATGTGTATTCTAACTGCCTTTGCCTTTTCTGGAATAATTGGTGTCCCGCCATCCCTTAAAAAATCAAAATTTTTCCATCTATGTTCACGCACTGCTGGGAATCTTTCTTGCATAGCTGAATAACATCTATAAGCATTGCTTTTGTTGTTGAATTTTCCAGTCTTTCTTTCTACTTTTACCAAACATTCTAAAGCAGAAGGGCAGCTAAATCCGCTGGGTAAATTCCATTCATACACAATACCTTCATAATATTTGTTTTTTCTTAAAAATTTCATTTATCTAAATTTTTCTAGTGGGTTAATACCATAAAGCTCAAAGCCAAGACCTCTATTGAAATCACAAAGTATATAGTCCTCCAATAAGGTTTGCTTACCGCCAGAGCTTGTGTCTTTTATTTTATCTACTGAAATTAATGTAACATATTTCATGGTCTGGTGCTTAACTAATCTGTGAATAGTCAAAAAGCTATCTGTTCTGTTGAGCCAACTTTTACCTCCTTCGACATGAGCAGACATTGGCGGCTTTAAATGTCCTTCCCAGATATGTCCCTTTGCAAATATGTTTCCAGTCCTTCCGCTCTCAGATGTTGGATGGGTGTTGACATAAATACTTTTACCGGATTGATTAATGTATTGTCTTGTCATATTCAGGAATTCATAATTAGCTTCATAGCCGAATTTACGATTTAAAGCCGTAAATGGATCAATTAGAAACGCATCCGCATCACTCTTTTTAAACTCATCGAGCAGACTCTCTGGAGTATATAGCTTTGAATTGTCTATAAAATCAAAAAACTGCTCTAAGAAAGCAGAATAATTCATGATCTGTTGATCGTGCAACTCTTCAAATCTAATGCCGGAATACATTTGTATTAAGTCCCTCATGATTTGTCCATACTGATTCTCTGCTGCATAAATACAAAACTTTAAATCATGCTTTAACGCAAGCACAAGGAAGTACCAAAATATCCAATAAGACTTGCCGACATTGTCATGTCCACAAATTATAGTTAATTCACTTCTTTTAAATACAAAATATTTGTCTAAGGCACAACCGATACCCAGTCCTTGTTGTATTTTTCCGTGCTTTAAATCTAGTAAGTATTTTGTGTGTATACCTTTATTTAACATAGCCTAACTGCTTAGCTTGTTTGACCAATTTGTCATCTGCCTCTTCCTTCGGTAACTTCCTTAGCCAATTTTTTGCAGTTAAATATAAAGATTTATATTTTTTATTTGCTTTATAATTTTCTATTTGATCCAGAATCATGTCAGTATTATTATCTCCATGATCATCGCACAGCTTCTTGTATTCTTTTTTTGAAATAGACAAATGAGCGAAGCTCCTATGTATATCATTATCATTATCTCTTACATTATCTCTATCAGTTATAGATGTTATGCTCTGATAACTGGTGTTATTTTTGTTATCCTTTCCCCATCTTTTTGCCATTCCCTTTTTACCAGCTTCGCTTTTCTTCTTGAGCATCTCTTCATATTTGCGCAGATCTCTTTTGAGATACTGCTTAATAGGTTCAAATGCTAGTTTGACCATTGGATCTTTTACCTCTGGTTGCTGATCATTAACATAAGCCAAAATGTGTTTAAATAGTTTTCCAGACTGCGCATTGTTCAGCATGTTTACTGAATGAATTGTGTCTGCATATAGGATAAAGCCTTTTTTGTTTTCTGCCATTTTTTTGATTTTTGATTATTATAAAATCGAATTTAATTAATTCCTCTATAAATCCAATTAATAATTATTATAAATATTGATTCCAATAATTTCATTTTACATGTTTATTTTAAGCTCTAAATGTCTGCAGATTCCTTCGGGGTCTCCGATTATTATGCCATCCATTCTCTTTAGTGATTTCATTACCGGAAATTTGTAATCAAATGACTCCGTTTCACAATCTGTTGTATTGGTTATTGAGTTATGCGAAACTGGGTATGTTTGTAAAATAGTCTCTTCTTTGTAATTACACTCATAATCAACTTCTTCAATAGTAAATTCGATCATGTCTTGCTCCTCGTGGTTTTCTTGTATTTTGATTCTCATGCTTTTATTTTTTCAATTTTAATTAAAAGAGCTTTGTATTTGCCCCATGTTTTAATAGCCTCATCCTGATCATAAGCGACTACATATTCAGTTGCTTGAAATGGTTTGTGCATCTCATTACTATTCTTAAAATACTTGTATGTGATTTTATACAAAGATTGAAATATGTCATTGCTTTTTATTCTTTGAGCATATAGCGATGCGTTAAAGCGATCCCATGCCCATACGTTTACCTTGTGTGCCATTTCTTATAAGTTATTTATGTAATACTTTGCCTTTTCTTTCATGTGGTCAATGCGAAGCGACTCCAATAAATCTATTGTATTAAACCAGATCATAAACTCCTTTCCATTCTCATCAGTTCCGGATAAACAAGTTTCATTGTCTTTTGTAGACATGAATGTATGAATGTCATTCATTCTTTTTGTTATTTGATCCTCCATTATATGTAAAGTATTGTTATGATTAAATAATAACCGATAAAGCACGACCATATAAAAACGGCACTTGTGATCAGTTCTCTTTTTGCTTCTTTTCTTTCTTGCTTATTCATAATCTATTTATTAACTCTTTTATGTAATTGATCAACTATTGTTTTGTACAACTCTTCTTGCTCCAGCATAGTTTCTTTAAGCTGAGCTATCTGTTGTTTAAATATAATTTGATTGTCACGATCCTGACCGCCGTACCCTTTTAAACTGTCCTCAATACTGCTGATCATTTTTAAATTGGATTCTTTTGCTTCATCTAATTTTAGAAGCATCTCTGTCATTTCTATTCTTGAAATTTTCCTTTTCATAAGTGTTTTTTTAAGGGGGTTTTTTACGCCCCCTGATTAATTATTGATTATTCCCAAATGGTTTCTGCCATTGCTTTCAATACTTTGGATATTAATATTGTTACTTCTTCCTTGTTTTCAAAGTGCATTCGACCAATAAAGTTTTCTTGGTTAAGCGTTTTGTAATGGTGATCAATAAACCTGGATATTGTGGTTTGTTCTTTCGAAGTTAATTCTTTTACGTGTTCTGCAATTCTTGAATTTGTCATTTTTTTATTTTTAATTTGATTAATGTATAACAAATCTATACAAAAGAAATGTTTTAAACAAGCAATATCAGTGATATTTTTAAAATAACACCATTATCATAAGTTATTTCTTAGAATATTCGGTGGGAATCAATCTGTTTTACAACAATATCTTTGTTGTCTTTATAGATTCTTTCGACCTTAATAGATAGCATTCGCCCACCTAATGGCTTAACTGGTGCACCTCTTTCTACATGCCAACCTTTTGAGCCGTCTTCGTACTCTTCTTTATAACAGCCAGTTAGCATCATGTGCACCTCTTTATGTTTAACGCAATAACCTTGATAAGCATTGTGATCACAAGTATCTTGCACGTCATTACGGCTGCTGTTCTCATGAATATGTCCCATTGTAAACACATCCATTCCCGAGTATTTCTCAAGAGCTCTAGTCAGATTCAAAGCACCCTTTGTAACAATGCCACCGCCACCGCTACCATGATAGTATTTTATTTTGATTGTAGTTATTTTATTTCCAATTCCAGCCTTAACAATAAGCCAACCCCCATAGCCCCCAGTATGCACCTTTGATTGACATTTTAAGTTTAACAGATCAACAAATCTTTGTAATATGTCAGTCTCTTGCCACTTAATTATTGCCGTTTCATGGTTACCGTAGCCAATTACTGTTAAAATATCTGCATAAGGGGTAAACCATTCCACCGCCGTTTCGACTATTGAATCCAGATATCGTGAGTTGTTATGTTCTGGTCTGATGTCTGATTTGTTTCTTCGATTGTCCCCTCTGCCTTGCATCAAGCAGAAAAGATCGCCATTGATCATGACTGGTATGTTTTCCTCCAGACAATAATCCAGATGCTTTTTTAAAAGCTCTCTGTCGCACTTTGGATTGTCCCAGTGTAAATCGCTAAGCATGGCAATACGCACCTCTTTGCCATGTAAGACAATCTCGTGAACGTTTTTGCCATGTTTTTTAATCATAAATATTTGTTTACGAGCTTAGTGCCGAATAACCCCACCAGAAAAACACAAGCAACAAATATCAACATCGCCCAGTAATTAGGTTTCTTATTTATTTTGGCATCCGCCCTAGCCTTTTGCACTTCTACTCTTGTGATCATTTTTATTGTGTCCCTCTTTAGCTTGTATTCGATTCTAGTTTCAAGCCTTGTTTGAGGTACATAAATGTTTTTATATTCGATTATAGTATCTTTTGAACTGTAAAAATGCTCATAAACTATTGTGTCGTGTTTTATTACTGGCACTGAATCAATGGTAGCAATACGTACTGTGTCAGCCATTGTAATGACTTCTAAGCCCTTTTTAAGTGCCTTCCTATAATGATACTTCGCTGAGCATCCAAACATCGTTAGAATCAAAATAAAGCTATATAATCGCATATTCGTCTTTTACATTAAAACTCGGGCATGCCTTAGCAGCGTATTCATTGTGTCCATGTATTGTCATATCCGGATTGTATTCGTAGATTAATTCTTGCATCAATTCAATCAAAGCATTTTTTTGTTCCGGAGTCCTTGTGTCCTTTGCCTTGGTCATATCCTTATTCATTCCCCCGACATAGCAAAGACCGATTGAATGCCGATTGTGATATGCCGTATGAGCTCCAGACTTCTTAATTGATCTCCCGGTTTCAATAGTGCCGTCTAAGTGAATTAAATAATGATAGCCAATATCATTGAATCCCCTTGCTAAATGCCACCTTCTTATGTCAGCAACGTCATGAGGCCTTCCCTCTGGTGTTGCAGAACAGTGAATAATAATTTTATTTATTTTTCTCATTAATGTTTTTGAAGTCGCTTGTTACTTCTTTTGCTCTTGCGAATAGGTTTTTAAGTGAAGCCCACAAGTCAATGCCTTTTACCGCTTTGTAGTTTTCATTTATACTGATCACTTCAATAGATACCAATGTCAAAGCCAATACCTTAGTAGTGAGCATTTGAATACTGAAAAATGTCATGACTAATTCATTGACCAGAAAATAATCAATCAAATAAAACAGCATTACTGTTACTTCGTATAATAGGATTTTAGAAATAATAGCAGATAGCCTTCTGCTTGTAAGTGGCATTTTTAATTTTTTTGCTTTCCAGATACCAGTAATTGTATCTAAGAAAACAGATGCCGCAATTAATATCAATATGCCGACAATAGGCAAAAAGAAGGATAGAACAATAGCCATGAGTTTGGTTGAATATGTTTGTAATTTAGTTGTTAAAAGTATAACCTGATTTCTCATGATTCTAGTTGTTCTACGAGCATGTAGGTTAAGTAAATTAATAGAAAACCACCAAGCGCTTGTAAGTGTAATTGTGTATTGAATAGCAAAGTGCAAGTTGCAAAGTAACCACTAATAAAATATAATACCGCAAGTATGTTTGTGTGTCTCATTATTTTATTCTTTTTCAGCCTTCATTGGTATAGGTTGATCAGTTACTGTAAAGCTTATCGGTTTGCCTAATATTTCTTGTATTGATTCGTCAAAAACAATATACCAAAATATGGGACTGTCTTCGGTTGCTTCATTGTAGTCAATCCAATAGATTGTTTCATCGCTTGGTGTTTTAGGTAATCCATAAAAATCAGCACATTCTTTTCGTGCTTCAATAGCTTCTGCTTTATCCGTGTATTTGTAGCCTGATACTTCCATTAGAATATTGTATAAAAGTCGTTTATATTAGTTTCTATGCCTGATCTATTGCTGCTTTCATCGGTATCAAACATTATTAATTCTTGCAACTGTTGGTTGGCATAGTTATTACTCCATCTATTTACAAACAAATTAGTTTCTAAATCTTGTGTTCCGGTACCGGTGCCAATACTTGCACCATTCTTAAACAACTCCGAACTGCTGCCAGTTGCACTTTTTATTCCACTTATTAAGGTTTGTGAAGTCCAAGCCTGCGAAGTAGAAATATCCAAACTATTGGTTTTTAAATTAAAAATTAATGAATTACTTGCGTTTGTACTATTCAACTGTGCAAACTTTCCGGTTACTGTAACGCTTGTAGCAATCATTAACAAATTATGGTAAGAACCGCTATCAGCACCATTGTTTTTAGTAGTCATAAAAAAGCTTTTTGAGTTACCGCTTAAACTGGATAATGCTTGATAAAATACTGGGGATGCGCTTAGGTTAATACAAGGCTTGCTATTTACTGTATTTACAGAGCCACTACTTGCAATTTGACCTTGATTGGCTGCTGTAGACTGTGTTAAATTATTACCGTTACCGCTTTGGTCGTATATAGTAGTAACAAGTCCATCGTTAGATCCTATAAAAGACGTCAAACTTGTTGTGTCAAGTTCGTTGTTTGAAAACCCAATGTCTTGTTCTGCATTATCATTTGAACGCCGGACTCTAATAGCCGAGCCACTATACGTAGATGACAGCTTTCTTAATGAATAAGCCACAGCCGACTTGGTGTACGTGTCTAATAATAAACTTGCTGCTGCTGCCGTTCCTAAGCTTGTATCACCACTTGCGCTGGTATCGTATATTTCGCCCCAATTATTTGTAGCAGTAGTTTTACCTTTACCGTAGTCTATGGTATTATTTACTGCTGCTTGTCCCCATCCGTTTGTAACTGCCATTTCTATTAAATTAAGTTGTTATTGATCCAAATAAATACCATTCATCTGTTGCTACTTTTAACAATGTAGCTTGTGCATATTGTGCCGATAGTTTACTTGCGCCTCCAGCTGCTCTTAAAGTAACACCACTTCCAGCGACTACTTGTGATTGTCCACTATTGCTTTGAGTAATTTCGATTCGTGTTCCAGTAGGAAACGCCACAGAACTATTTGGTGGGATTGTACAGACATTTGCGCTACTGCTATCTAAAGTCAGAAATTTGTTTGCATCTGCTAAACTAAAGGTGTTCGGAAAACTTGAAACGGCTCGTGTAGTCGTTAATTTGACGCCATCAATTATTTCGCTTCCAGTAATATGCTTACTATTGAAAGAGCCACCCCCAACCTCTGCTATTGCAAATCTGTCTGTCGTAGCTATGTTAGCTCCTTTTGCCGTTAGTGCGCTGATCTTTATGTCTGCCATTATTTAATTTTTTTAAATACAGTTTTAACTTCTGTTCGTTTCTTTCTTTCGTCTTGTATCTTATATCACCCATCCAGTAAAGTTAATATCGTTATCGGGGTAAACATCTCCATCGCTATTTGTATTGTACTCTGGAAAACTTGCTTGGTTAAAGCAGATGTGATCAATGAATCTCTGCTTATAGTTCATTGCAGTCTGCATGGCTTTACCCTCTAAATAGTCAATTTCTTCTTTTGATGCCGTATCGCTATTCTCTGAATTATGCTTGTAGATTCCCTTGTTTGAAACCGTATATGCTCCGTTAGGTAAATAACGAGCAAAAGCAAAGTGAATTAAACATGGTTTAATATAATCAGTTAGCAACGCTAAATATGGATTTGCTAATGTACCAGCCACGATCTCAGCTTGTATCTTTTCTAGCAGATCAGTTCCTAGCATCTGTTGTATTTCTATGTCCTGAGAAATGCTGATGTACTGAATAAATAGGTCAGTATCAATATTGCCGTTCATTGAAGTAAACCGCACAATATCTTGTCTTGTAATTAATAGTGCTTTTGCCATGTCTTATCCTTTATAGTTTGGGTGGTGTCCATTGTCCGGCATGTCCTTTGGCGCTATCTTGCTTTTTGCGTTTCCATAAGGAGACGGCTTGTAGCTCTTTGGAATTGATGCAACCTCTGCACTACTGCTTAATGCCTTGTCCTCATAATACGATCCATCTTTTTTCTTCTTTAATCTGTACAGTTGCTCACTCCAATAATGACCGCAATTTACACCGCCTTTAAATTTAAATAAATCGTACGCTTGACCTTTATGCCCAAATGAACTATTGACTCCAGCCCTTGATGCTTTGTCAATGTCTTCCAGTCTATAAACAACTCCGTTTTTACTTCTGGTAATCATTTGTTTGCAGAAATCTCTTGTATTTGGACTGCTGTACCTTTCGCTATATTTGTAACGCACCTTGTAAATAGACTTGTCCAAATAACTGCTTCTACTGGGAAAGCTCTTTATAACATCTGAAAACTTTTGTAAAGTACTTTTACCTTTATTATTATGCTTTTTAATCCATTTGTCAAGATCAATGTTATCGTCATTTAATTCTCTTTCGTCTATTAATTCCCATGTTTGCGCCATGACCTCTCCATCCAAATTGTTTAGCATCTGATTTCCCTCTTGGTCAGTAAAATCCTTGTGTAAAGCAACGCTAGGCTTTGTGTAATCCCCTTTTAAGCCGATTATAGAACGTATCTCTTGTGGTGTCATGGTTTCCAATACCTTGTTTGCAACTAACGGTGACAAGCTATTTATTCCGTTTATAATATCTTTAGCCTCATCGGTCTTAGTCAAGTCCCCATCTGCGGTCAATGGCTGCAACTCATCAAAATGAATCTTTAATGCAATACCATTATAGGCAAGTACCTGCTCAATACCATCAAGCAAGAGCATTCTCATTGGCTTAATTACCATGTTTTCAAAAAGAATGTAACTATTTTTTAACTCGTCTGCGTTACTTGAAAAGCCATTACTGGATGCGATGCCAAATAATAAAGGCGAAGTAACATTGTGTCCGAGCATGATTTTTCTTAAGCACTCTTCGGATAAAGTTGAGTACAAATCTGGTGCATCATTCACCGGCATAGCATCAACAGTGGTCTTGCTTTCTGCGTTACTATTAAAAGAGACAATAACCTTTTCGCCTTGTGTACCAGTAAGCGACTGCATGATCTTATTCTTAATCAATCTTTGCTGTTCCTCGCTTGGTGCTCCGTTATTAAAGTTTACTACTGATCGAGAGCTAAAGCCGTTGTTTACTTCATTGATTAAATACTCGCTAATGCTTTCCTCTAAAGTACAATAAGGTAATGCTCCAACGTAATCGGGTAATGCGTAATATTTTAAGCCAACAGAATACGGCTTTATAAAATAGATTTCAATAGCCTCTTTTGATTTTCCAAATGCTGGTATTAGCTGAGGTGGGTAATTCTTAATATCAGACCAATTATCCGAATAGTAATACGCTTCAACTTTCCCATCTGCATTGCACTTTTGAGCTCTAAGAAGTTGAACTGGCATGTGATGAACTTGAGCGACCTTTTTACGATCCTTAGAATAAATGACTTGCATAGCACATTGACCTAATAATTTTAAATCATTGATCATGTTCCGGACGTCTTCCTTGCTGAACATGGAAACCATTGAAGCGTATTCGTTTGGCTTCTGCGATGCATTACTTGCCGTTAGTCCTTTGCCATATACCAACCGACATGTATTATTTACTATTGCATTTTGAGTGGTGCTATTGGTATAACAGTCAATCAAAAATTGATAATAGTTATTGTCCTCTCCAAAGGAAACGTAATCGTCTTTCTTGCTCTCCGAAATTACTGGTGCCTCGTAAGCTGCTAATTCTAATATGTGTACGTCTTTACTCATAAAACTATAAATTCATTGTCTGATGACTGGCTTGTAAATTTACCGTTGTTAATCGAATAAGAGTCTGCACTTTGATTAGTGCAAAATATCTTGTCTTTATAAACAACCGTGGTGCCATTCCTTATTTCTAAATTGTAAAAATGATTCTGTACTAAGGTAAACGTAGCGTTGATCGTATCGTAATAATCTCCTTGTACAGTACTTGCAATAGCCACTTGCACCTCCGTATTGGTCTGATCGTCAGTAATGAATAAACCATCGTAGCTTTCTGTTCTTGGTATAAACCGGATAGTCTGCTCTGTCCCTATTTGTTGTAATAGTATCATTTGTATATATAACCTAATTTTTTTCGCTTTGTTCCTTTTTGCATAACAATAAAAATCCAAACTCACAAGCCGTCTATTATCTCCATAGCTTCGATTAGCTGAACTTTATACTTCGCTAATATACGAACATATTAAAAACATGAGAAATGCCATTAAACTAAAATGCTTGAAATCTAAACAAATGCTTTGATTAGTATATAAACAAAAAAAGGCACTCCGAAAAGTGCCCTTTTATTATGAAAGGAATGAAACGCTAAGCCGTTACGACTGATGCATCTTCGCCAGCTCCAGTAGCGAAAGCAGTTTTTAAAGCTGCTTCTGTAGATACATCAATGAAGTTCGCCGGTAAAACTTCGCTCGCTACAAATGTGAGCTTGTAGCCGTTAAAGTCTCCAAGAGCAGCACCGCTAGAAATTTCTCCAGCAGTTGTATCGCAACCTTGAGCCAATCCCATAAGGAAAAATTGGTCAGTCATAGTGCGTACAATAATTCTTGGTCTTCCGTAAGCAAGAAGTTTAATGTTTTTGTGCATTGCTTGATCTTGTTTCTTTAAAGAAATAGCCAAAGTCTGCTCAAAGAACGTAGTTCCGTTATCTCGTGACGTTTGAACAGCCGTTGTAAAGCTATTCTCGTTCGATTTTAATTCGTATTTAAACAAAGATAAAATTGCAGCTGGTGCCCAAGCATCAACTGTATCTGTATTTGTTGCATCGTAAGTGATGTTGTCTGTGTCGAGGTCATCGAAGTTTGCAAAGTAAATGGCTTTCAATCCAGAAACCGAATCTTTGCACTCTTCAACTCTACCGTTTGTAATATCGCAACTCATTTGTTTTTAAGTATTGTGAATAAAAAAGGGTAGGCAATTTTACCCACCCTTTAAATATTCAAGTTAGTATATTCTAAGCGTAGATAACTACGTCAGAGTTAATTCCCATTTGAACTTGAGCTGTAAACCTCATGATTACACGCACATTTTGCGATCCATCAAGCTCGGCCATGTCTAGTACTCGTACCTCATTGTGGTCGTTGATCAATCCAGTTCCAAAGAAAAGGTTTGACTTTTGTGCTGCCATCATTGAAGAAGCTGGTAAGCCTTGAGCAACAACTACTGGAATTCCGTCAAAAGACAATGCTCCATTTGTAAACCAAGTTGTGCCTTGATTGTTAACACCATTTGCACCTAAGCCATTTGCTCCGAATCCGCCTAATGCACGAATGTAAGCTCTTGCTACGTTAGGAGCAACGTAAATAAATACGTCCTCTTTTCCGTAAACGCTAGCCGGTATAGCATCGGCTACCTTGCCCATCTCGTCAATGACATTCGCTGCCGTTACAGATGTTCCAGTTACAGCAACGCAACCTGATCCACCAGCAGTAGCCAAATAATAAAAGCCGTCGAATTCGCCAGCGTTCGCTGTTTGACCGCTCCAAATATTAGTTTCCATTTTTGCAGCGACCTTAGCAGCAGTGTACCCAATAACGAAATCAGATAATGAAGGTGCTAATTTATCGAATGCAGAAAAGCCCATTTGCTCTGCTTCCCATGAATTGACAAGATCTTTCTTGCACATGTCATAGTTCACTTGGAATTCTTCTGGCTGAATGATTTTTTCAGCAAGAGTTAATGTTCCAGAAGCTGTGTAATCACATGTTGCGTTTGCAACGATGTCTCCTAAAGCTCCGGTTTGAAGTACTGCTTTGTACTTTACGTTTGGCATAACGGTAATAAGTCCGTTTTCCAATGTTGATCCAGAAAGTAAAGCTGCGCTAATATATTTACCGCTAAACTCTCCAGCATAAGTTGATGTCAATGATACTGCCATTGTGTTTGTTTTTTATTTATTAATAATTATTTGCTGAGTTTTTCCATTACTCTGTCCAATGTAGACTTAGTTCTATTTGGTGAGTATTGGATATGCTCGATTGTTTTCTTGTTTTCGGGGTTGTGAGTAATTGGATCTGCAGCCGCTTCAACTGGCTCAGTCTTGACTTCCTCAGATAGTACAACTTCCTCTGTAACCTCTTCTTTTTTAATTTCTTCTTTTGAGAGCAATTCTATTTCTGCCTTAAGCTCTTCATTCTCTTTTTTTAATGCCTCCATTTCAGTAAAGAAAGTTTCTTTTACTATTGATTCAACAGTCTTTTTAACTGGCTTAACTTCCTCTGTGGATGCTTCGACCTCTTCTTCTTCTTTGTAGTCCTCTTCCTTTTTTGAGTCCTCTTCGATTGTTTCCTCTTCTTCTTTCTCTTCTGCTTTGATCTCATCAATGACGCCTTCCTCTTTTACAACAAGGATTTCTCCGGATTGCATTTTATACTCCCCAACTGGTAGTGCAATTTTTTGCTCGTCTTCTGTTACGATCATGATTTCGCTGCCTTTCTCAAAAGACTCAGCTTCAACAGTTGTTGTGCTGTCATCTAATTTGCGTTGTTCAAGGTTTACGTCCATACCTAAAAGCTCACGCACTTTATTTAAAATTGAATTTTCCATGTATATATTGTTTTGCTTAATTATATAACCGCTGCTTTTTTAACGTGTTACAAATTCGTTTAAATTTTTCCTATTCCTTGTGCTCTAAGAGTCCCATCGCAGCACTTTGACGAGTATGTGTTATCCTTGCATAGACACCCACGTTTGCCACCTTGTGGGCTCGATTTTCCTTTTGTTTCTTTAGTTCTTTTTTTTCTCATTTCTTTGGACTTTTTGGGTGTTTAGCTGGGAGTAAATCGTAATCAGTAGTATATTTTGCATTTTGAGGTCTGCCATTTTTAATCAAATAAAGAAACGCATTTACTCTTGCCATTCCCCATTGTTTCGCACTGGTTACATTCGGACTATGGCTTGTGTTATATGCTCCGAGTCCCCTCTGGAATACGCTTTTTAATGCACCAATATTAGCTCCATAGCCAAGTTTTTTCTTGTATTTTTCATTGAACTCATCACTTTTTTTTTGTAGACTTTGCTCATCTGCCTTACTTACTTTAGCCCCTCTGCTTGTACCAGCATCTCCTTTAGCTGATCCTTTCCCTTTAGGGTTTTTATTCGGGGTATCGCTCTTTGGTGCTTTCTTGCTTCTTTTTACTCCGCCTCTTGGTCCGACCTCTGCATATTTACTTTTTTTTTTAACGCATTTGCCATTCTTTTTTTCATATCCTTTCGGGCAACCCCCATATAAATCGAGATCATGAGTTTCGCCAATCATGTACCATGTCTTGCCCTCGTATTCGTGTTCGTGAACTCCTTTGACCCCGACATCTTTTGCTGCCTTCATAGCCATTGTCTTAGATGAGTAAGCCAGTCTGTCATCTATTATAGCGAAATTAGAATCAATAACCATGCTTGCCAAGTCCTCTCTTTCTATTTGCTTGAGTTTAGATTCAGCCCATGACTTAGCAGATTTGCCACCCCATAGCAGATAGCTTATATATCCGCAACTTTCTTTGTCTCCAGCATCGTAATAAGTTTCTGCCCGACTTAAATAGGAAAACATGCGCTTGATAGTACTCTCACTAACTGGCTCTCCAGCTGCTAATTGACGAGCTCTCACTTTCCCGACCTGAGTTGCACATTTGTTACCTACTGCTTCATTTAGTTCAATACCTCTCTTAGCATTGTTCTTTACGCTATCCGGATAATCGCTATAACTTTCCAATTCTTCTTTGCTTAACAACTCTTTTAACTCATCCAAAAGCATTTCTTTTTGTAAGTCCTTTAAGCTCTGCTCTCTGCTCATTTCATACTTGTCAGCGAAGTAACCTTCGATTGAAAAGCCTTTTACCTCTCCGCTCTTAGCTTTCTTGTATAACTCCTCGTCATCTATTTTCATTGAAACCATCCATGTTCCGACTGGTAAATCAAGTCCGTAATGTCTCGATTTGTCTTTCTCTCCTTCAATAATCCAGGACTCAACTATGGTTGTACCCTTTATAGGTTGTTTATGCTCATAGGTAGCGTTTTGGTGGTTTGACCTTTTAAAGAATAATTCGCTCGCTTTCCTGACTGTGTCCTTGCTAAAGTATATGTAGTACTCGTCATTGGTTTTATCGTTCTTTCTGTAGATCTGTTTGTTGGGTATTAGCGCCGCCCCCATAAGTATACGTTTTTCCTTGTCCACTTCCGCCATTTGTACCTCATGCTTGTTTAATGCGATGAAGTTCTCTTCTATGGCTGGTTGTTCTACTAAGCTAACGGCTTCAATGCCGCTATTCTCATCTGTCTCGTCAATGATCAATTCAACTATTCTCATAATTATTTAACCTTTATATTTTTAAAGTGTTGCATTTTCAACTCTATTTCTGTCTAATGCTTGACTGGTCGTAACTTCGCCACTCACTACAAAAGCTTGTACTGGTTGTTGTTGGAGTTGAGCGAGTTGATTTACGCCCGAATCTCCGACAACGTTAAAACTGGGTGCTTGAGCATCTCCTCCGCTTGTATCTAAGCTCGGTGTGTCACCTCCGCCACCTTGAAATTTGCTTTTGGAAATAGTTGCTATTTGTGCTGCACCAGTTGCTGCTACAATACCAGCTTTTATAAAGTTAGCACCGGTGAGCGCATCTTGT